CCATACGCTATGCCATAGTTGTTCGAATGATTTTGATAGAATACTTGATTGTTCTTTCTGAGTCATACCTCGTAGAAGTCGTCCAAGATATTCATCTTCGTATGGGTTATATTTACCACGAATAAATTCAACAAATGCTAATGAGTCTTTGCGTTGAATTAAAAGAAATTGTATTGATTCATTTCCATTGCTGATAGTATTTGCCTTTGAAAATAGAGATGTTATATTATTATCCTTCATATATTTAACGGCAATGAGTCCATAACTTGTAACGGGTGATAGGCAGTTGCGGAAAACGTGTCCGCTCAATCCACAATTAGTACAATGCTGTATCCGGTTATTAATATTATCCATTTGATTTTGCTAGTAAGCTCTTATAAATCTAATAATTAAAAGTCTTTAGACCTGTTTTCTAAGAGAGGGTAATATTTGTTTTAAGAAATGGGATAGGATAAATAGAATGCAATTTCCACCTAGTGTTTGGGGGCCGTTTTTTTGGCACACAATTCATATAGTAGCTCTTGGATATCCAAAGTCACCAACATACACTGATAAGAAGTGTGCTAAAGAATTTTATGAATCTCTAGCATACTTAATACCTTGTGCAATTTGTCGAGACCATTACAAGGATCATTTAGCAAAAAATCCATTAACGCCATTCTTAGATTCAAGAAAAGATTTAATTAAATGGACGATTGATATACATAATGCAGTGAATAAGATATTAGGAAAGGCTGAGTGGACTGAGGAGGAAGTTATTATATATTATGAACGTCTGGGCCGCCGAGATCGTTCTCCTGTATGGAGAAGAGAGGATATGAAAGAAGTAGATTATCGTTCATTTGTAAAAGGTTTTATAACAGGTTCTGCTATTTTAGCGGGTGTTGGTGGTGTAGTATATTTCATTAACAAGCTTTAGTTATATGTAGCAATTAATCAAACTATAAAAGGAGAGAATAAGCAGAATGAGTGGCAATAAAGGTGTCAATATAACAAAGTATTTATCTAATGGTCCAGGTGCCACGACTCCAAATTATAAGCCAACTACGGGGACAACCACTGGAACAACCACAGGAACAACCACAGGAAATTATACGACTAAATATAATATAGGCTCCGCTGGTGCTGGAACAGGAAGTAGTATCGCAAGAATTCTATCATATGTATTGGCGATTTTTGTTGTAATTATGGTTATTCTGCTATTTATTAATTTCTTTATTACGCCAATATTCCGATTACGACCAGGTGGTCCCGGTATAATACCAGTACCTGGATTCGATGATGGTAAATTGTTCTGGAATAAGAATTCAGCTGGCCAAATTCTAAATAAGAATCTACCAATTGCTTCGCAATCATTCGGCTACACAATGAATCTTGATGTATTTGTTCAAAATCCACTACAATTCTCAAGACATCCTCGCGTATTTTTTAGTAGAGGCGCCACCAAAACAGAAACGCCCTCTGGTGATACTCTACTTGGTGTACTAAGCAATTATAATATTGCTGCTGGGTTACTACCTGATACAAATGATTTAATTGTTTCAGTGTTGAATAAGGATAATAATATGGAGTCAATCATTGTGCCTAATATTCCTATTCAGGAGCCATTTAGATTAAGTATGGTTGTAATGGAGCAGGCATTGGAGGTGTATATAAATGGTCATTTGATGAGGACACGATCATTTGGGGCACCACCAAAATCGGTCGATGGAGATATCTATCCAGCCGCTGGAATTGAAGCAAACGCTGTTCTTGTAAGAAACCTAAAAATATGGTCACGCATTCTTACAACAAGTGAAATTCGTCAGGCATCACCAGCTTTAAGTACAGGTAAGAATTTTGGGGCGGGTCCAATGCCGTCATCGACATCCTGCTCTACATCTGCAAGTAATACAATGACGAGTACAGAAAAAGCAATGGACCGTTTTACGAAGCTATCGGTTGATAGTGTTTCCGATGCTAGTTCAAATCTTCTATAATCATATAATATTATAGGATGTCAATAATTGCTCTAATCATATGTGGTGTAATTTTATTATTAATTACATATTATATAATTGTTTATGTAATCTACAAAGGGGCTGGTAATAATGATATACTTACGACACTGACCCCTTTATCTTCTAAAAAAGATATACTGACTTCTGATATTACTCAGAGCACACTTTTAAGCGGAGCTGGTTCAACTGTTATGGGATACTTTAACCTAAAAGGTGGTGATCGTACAGTTAAATATCAGGATGGTTATACACAACTAATTCAAGTGGAAAACAACTGGTTTTTAGAGATTTCTCCTTCGCCGATTGGAAAGGATAGTACAGCAGCTCGTCTCCGAGTTCAGACAAGTGACGGTGGTACATTGAAACAAGAAACTATTGAATTGCCACAAATTCCAAAACAGAAATGGATATTTATTGCTATTTTACGCGATGGAAGACGTTTTGATATAATTTATGATAATAAGATTGTAGCCTCGCAGAGACTTGAGTATTATCCGGTTGTAATAAGCAGTCCACTTTCTGTTGGAAATAAGGGCCTTGATGGTTCAGTAATTCACGTAATAGTTAATAGTACACGTTTAACACCAAATGCTGTTGAGCGTGAAAGACTCACACATGTAGATACGAATAATACGGTATTAGAAGCAAACTCAATTGATATAAGCTTTCCAGGATTAAAATTATTTGCTCAATGTCCTTCCGGTTTACCGTGTGACCCTATTACAAAACCACCTAATAATAACTTAGTACAATGGAAAACACCATATGCTTAAAAGTTGGCTTGTAGAATATCCTTGTAAATGTCAGGAATAATGAACGCCGCCGCTAACAAATCATCTCCAATTGGAAGACTTGTTCCAGTGTTACTTGTTTTAGCGGGTTTAGTTGGTTTATACTATTTATATCAATATCTATTTGGCCCTAAGAGTACAAATGCTTACACTTTAATTTCGGGTACTCAAAGTGCTAATATCGATCCATCCAAACCTATCACAATAACATCTGATAAACTACCAATTATCTATGAAGGTGGGGAGTTTACAATTTCTACTTGGATTTATGTAACAAACTGGTCTTATCGTACTGGTTTCAATAAATCAATTGTCAGTGTTGGTGGGCCAAACTTTGATACGATTCGTGTCTATTTAGGTGGTAATAAACCCAAATTGAGTGTCCGTCTCCAAACGAAGGATATGAGTGGCGCAATGAATGCAGTGCCATCTGGAGCTACTGCAATTAATGTAAATCTTGGAGCAACTAAATCACAGGTTCCAGTTGAATCACTTGACAAGGGTACTCAGAATGCTACATTTGGTATTTTACAAACTGATTCTGGATTACTAGATGGTTCACCATTATGTGATCTACCTGAAATTGATCTCCAACGGTGGGTAAATATTACAGTATCAGTTAATGGAAGAACGGTTGATGTATATATGGATGGTAAGTTAGCCCGTTCTTGTGTATTACCTTCATTCTTTAAGGTTGATGCAGGCGGCTATTCAGCTAACTTACTAGCGTACGGTGGTTTTGGCGGACAAATTGCTACTACTACGATGTATGACTCCGCATTAAACCCAGAGGTTGTTTACAAAAATTATATGGCTGGTCCTCAGCCAATTACTAATATTGGACAATGGTTTTCTTCATTCTTTGCTCCAGGTGTTAGCATTTCAGTTACAACTAAATAAAGTTTAAAAATAGTCCAAAATAAATAATACAAATTAATAAGAAGAAATAGATGGACAACACTAGATTCAATCAACAGTTTAATTCTGGTGCGCAACCCGGTATTATACCGCAAGTCCTGTTTGCACTGGCACTTGTTGTAGTATTATATCTGGTCTTACTGTTTGTTGAGATAATTTACAAATACATTAATCGTTTATCTATGAACAGAACTCAATTATTACCATACACATATAATACTGAGGATAAAGCTATTAACATTCCCCAGGATCCTAATGTAAAAGGTTCTAAGCCTGTAAATTTATCGGATAATGAACGTTCAGGTGTTGAATTCAGTTACACCTTTTACCTAAATGTAAGTCCAGCAGCATTTAGACAGGAATATGGCCTCAATCATATCTTTCACAAAGGCTTTTCCAGCCAATTCCCTCTTTTAGCACCCGGTGTTTATATGCGTTCTGATACAAATACTCTCCGAATCTATATGAATACCTATAAGACTTGGAATAATTATGTTGAAGTTGAGAATATTCCTGTTTCAAAATGGGTACATGTTGCCATCGTATGTAGTGAGAATTCTCTTGAGGTATATATCAATGGTAATCTTGCAAAGAAACTACCATTTGATGGCTTTGCACCATACCAGAACTTCGAAGATATCTGCTGCTTTTCACAACGTAGAATCACTATGAAGCATTCGATCGTACCATCTACGGATGAAAATGGATTTGATGTGTTTGGATGTATGAAGGGTCAACTTAGCAGGCTAAATTATTTCAGTTATGCTCTCTGTTATGCTGAAATCAATCAGCTAATGAATGAAGGGCCCAATTCTAAGATGGATTCTGCTATGACGAATACAAACATCCCGCCATATTTGGATGATACTTGGTGGTCCCAAGGACATTAATTAGAACCTATATTCTGGCGCGGAGGTTTAATTAAAATAAGTAATGATAAAAATGCTTAATATGTGAATCTAAAGCATTACATATTAAATATAACAAAATTAGCTATGCCAGGTGGAGGTCTATATTCATTGGTTGCCTACGGAGCACAGAATGTACTTTTAAGTGGTAATCCTGATTTTACCTACTTCTATAAAACATATAAGAAATATAGTCATTTTGCGGAGGAGTCTGTGACGTTTTCAATGGATGGTCCGCAGGATTTATCATATGATCAGCCTATTCAAGTTCGTTTAAAGATTCAACGTGTAGCGGATCTTGTTCGTGACATGTATTTCTTATTTGATTTGCCAGATATATATTGTAAATATATTGAGAGTTTACCAACATCGTCAGGAAGAACATCACAATATAACTTTGCGTGGACATCATATATTGGGTGTCACATTATTCAGGAAGTCGGATTTTACATAGCTGGACAAAAGATTCAGAACTGGGATGGAGCATATATGATCGCTCGCGCCCAATGTGATTTAGATACAAGATCATTTCAGAAATGGTCTCGTCTAGTTCGAAATATTCCAGATTTATATGACCCTGCAAATGGACTATATGGCGGCGGAGCTACAGGTACTGGATACCCATT